GATCGGCATCATGGCCGCCTTTATCTCCTACGCCTTCACCGGCCAAATTATCCCCGGCATCTGGTGATGGTAGGGTTACTTTGGGCCGCCGTCGCTATAACTTGGTTGGTTCTACTGTTCCACTCAATGAACGAGCTATCCAAGACCTACGATGTCGAACTCCCTAAATCCAACTGAGTTCTGGTGGCCAAGCCTGTCGGCATTCGACGATCTGACGATCGAATTCGAGGAGAAGGAAGACGGTGGGCTGCTCATGCACCTGAATGCCCCAGAGGGCTCTGAGTGCTCTGAGTGGCTCACCCACTTTCAGGAGACTCCCGAACGCCAAGAGCTGTTCGAACAGGAACTCATCACATCACTACTTCAACACGCACTGAGATTAACCCATGGCGAAAGCGAAAGGCTCCCTGACGAACAAGGTGGAGATCACCCCGGTGGTCAAGAAGACCGCACAGGGTCGGTCGAAGAACACTAATCTGGCCGCTACTGCCCGCAACGGCCGGAAGAAGCGGTATCGTGGCCAGGGCCTCTGAGGGTATGACCCTCAAAATACTGTAAGACAATGCACCTCAATCGTAAGCAGCTCATGGCTCTTGCGGTTGGGGGTTCCATTTTGGCGGCAGTCGGAACCTTCTATTTGGTCAAAACCAAGACAAGCTTCTTCCAAGGGCTCCCCCTTCACTGTAAGACATTTGACACCAAAGATCCCACTTTCCCTGATAAGGTGGAGATCTGCATTCTCAGCGTCACGAAGCCGTTCGCACCGGAAAACGGCGACGTGGAGCTCGAGCTAACCTTTAAGCCGTCACCCCAGGAGAGGGTGATAGTGGACGCCACTGTGTGGATCGCGGACGATATCGAAGGCGAGGGAGACTATAAAGGGGAGATCAACTACCAGAATCTCGAGATCTACGAGCACAATCTGCTCGTGTTCCACAATGAGAAGAGATTCAGCGCCTGGTACGATCCAATCGTTCCCAAGGACGTACGGATGCCGATGTGGGAGTGGATCAGAACCCTGAAGCCGGCGTTCGACCGTCCCAAACTCTCCTTCGAGGACAAGTTCCGAAAGTGGATGGACCAGTTTGTGGAGCTCGGCGCGATGAGCACCACCGCTGTCATCACCGCTTGGAAGGTGATCAAGGGAGTGGAGTGAGGGTAAAACTCACTCACGGAATCTGATGCTCTATGGCTACCCTTGGTGGCTTCACGGAGGAGGCTCTCGCACTCTTCCAACTTGCCCTGGTTGAACAATACTACGAATTCTCAGAGGAAGGCGAGGCCACCTTCGACTTCGCACGTTGCCAGCGGCCGGATGGCTCCTTCTACGGCACATCAGGAAGGTGTCGCATAGGCGACCCAGTTGGGGCGAAGGAGGCTTCGGCGGCTCCCGCGGCGAAGGCAGGAAAAGGTGGTGCCAAGGTGGGCACTACCAAGACGCTCATGGCTCTCTCAGTGGACCAACTGAAGCAGCTCCGCGCCGATCCACGCCTTTACAAGTACCAACAGCAGAAGCTCGACGATATTATCGCGAAGAAGGAGGCATCACCGTCGGCTCCCAAGCCGAGCGCCAAGCCTTCGGCCAAGCCATCAGCGGCACCCGCTGCACAGAAACCCGCCAAGAAGGGTGGGGCTCAGGTGGGCAGCGACAAGCGCCTCATGGCCCTCTCAGTAGGCCAGTTGAAGCAACTTCGTGAGGATCCACGCCTCTACGACTACCAGAAGAAGAAACTCGACGCCATCATCGCCAAAAAGGAGGCGTCACCGTCGGCTCCCAAGCCTAGTGCCAAACCCGAAACTCCGGCTGCGAAGGTGGCTCGCCCTGTTGATCCGAAAGTGGCGGCGAAGGTCGATAAGGCCATGGCCGCGGCGCCGAAGAAGACGGCGGATCAGGAGTGGGTGGAGCGTAAGCGACTGCTTGATGTTGAAAAGCAGGCGAGGGAATACATTCGTGATCAGTACGCGAAGGAGATAGGCCATCGACCAGCTGTGACTGGAATGGAGGCGAATGAGCTCCACCGCCGATTCAAGGCGAATGGTCTCATGTCTGACGATGCCTTCACCAAAGCTGAGATGAAACTGTGGAAGGAGGAGCCTGAGGGGATAAAGAAGAACCGCCTCGATAGGTTGGAGCGCGAGCGTCAGGAAGGCCTCAAGATGCCGAAGGCTGATCGACGAAAGGCGATCGCGAAGGAGATGGAGGAGATCCCGAATCAGTGGTACGGTAAGGACATCGAGAGCGTCACTCGAAGCATTCAGACTCTGAAGGCGTTCATGAAAGAACCCACTCTTGACACCATTGAGAACCGCAATAAGCTTGTGGCGCTTCGTGCCTACCGCATGAAGCTCGTCCGCGCGGAGATGGAAAAGCAGAGAGCGCGGGGAGAGGGCGCCCAAGAGGCGGTGAAGAATTCTCCGACTTACACCAAAACTCCTGGCGCCACCAAACCAGCGTCCGCTAACAAACTCGGACCGAAGGTTCAGGACTATCTCGAGAAGAAGCGAGAGTTTGAGGAGCTCGATAAGAAGCTCAAGGAACTCGAGAAGCTACCATGGGAGGAGCGTAAGGAGAAAGGCTATCAGGCGATGGATGATCGCCGCATGACTCTCAATGGCGAACTTATCCGTCTTGAGAGACAGCGCGACTTTATCCCACTCGGCGACATCTACAAAGCGCAGGGATACGATGAGAAGCCGGTGATCGTTGCCACTCGCGGTGATCTCGCCCGTCGTGAGGACATTATGAAGCGCCCCGACGGTGAGCCACTCATCCTGTATCGTGGAGTGTCCGGACAAGAGTTTGCCGATCAGTTCCGTGGTCTTGGGCCTAACGGTGGTGTCCACTACCCTGGAGAGGGGATCTACGGTAACGGCACCTACGCCGCAGCGGGAGTGAGTGGTAAGGGGAAAGACGACAGTGTTGCTCAAAAGACTGCGCGTGGCTACGCTGGAAGCGGCGAGGGACAGGAGCAACGTGTGACTGCGTTTGCTTTCCGTAGTGACGCAAATGTGAAAACATTTGAAGGTGCGACTCAGAGCGAGAGGTTTGACAACTATGCCGAGTGGCAGCGGAACATCATGCAGGAAGCCGGTCGACGAATTGGTGTGCCAGTCAATGATACTGGCCATGCCGCCGCTATAATGGGAGTGCACGCTTATCAAGTTCCTCAAGGGTACGATGAAGACTACTTTGTCATCCTCAATCGAGGCGCGACCATCCAAGCGATCGACGCCCAACTCAAGCCGGTCTAACAATGGACATCAACGAACCGAACAATAGCCGTCAGCTCGCCATCCTTATCCAGGGTCTTCGTCCTGACGAACGGACTGAATTCCTCAAGGAAGCTCGCCGCGCAAAGGACATGGAGTCCTTCATCAAATACTACATGGAAAACTTCGGATGACCTTTCTCACCATTTTCGTCGCCAGTGCACTTGGCCAGCTCGCTAGCCTCTGGGTGATCGGTGCCATCGCCCACCGTCGTGAGGCGGAACGGGCCGCGCGGGTTCGGGAGGCCTTCGAGAAGGCCGTGAAAGAATCCCAAGAAAAGGGTGGCAGGATGAGGGAGTATGTTAGGATGGAGTCCTGAGGTGTACTAGCCTCGGACCCGCTACACTAGCCAGACCCAAACCACTCCGATGAACATTTTTGCAGTTGACGAGGACCCGATCATCGCGGCTCGCGCCTTGCCCGACAAGCTCGTGGTCAAGATGCCGATCGAGTCAGTTCAAATGCTTGCACCGTGGGCGTTCAACACTCACGGTGTTTTGATTTCCAAGCCTGACGGTGGCCATTACGGCACCAAGGGCTACGCTCACCACCCGTGCACCAAGTGGCAATACGAGGATCCTGCAAACGTCGCGTGGCTCTTGCTCCACGCATTCGGTCTCTGCGCTGCCTACACTGAACGCTACGGAAAGAATCACGGAATTCTCCCCGCTCTATTCCAACTCGCTCAACTCTACGAGGAGAAGCACGGGCTTCCGTCGGAACACTACAAGTCGCACACTCCGTTCCCACTGGCAATGCCCGCCCAGTTCAAGGACGAGAACGACAGAACCGGTTCTTACCGGCGCTACATGAATGGGGCGAAAGGCTACGCCGAGTGGCGCTACACCGAACCGCCGAAATGGTGGGATGTGGAGCTTCACCGTCCCGTTCGTGAAGAATACCTACAGCAGCGGGCGGCCAAGCGATTGAAGAAAGCAAAGGATGAGCATCCGAGAGTACCGGCAACCTTACAAAGTCAACGGGAAGTTTGAATTCCCACAATACTTCGAGGCCTACCAGAAAGCGGTGGCCTCCGCGTGGAGGCCTCAGGAGGTCTCCTTCGAATCCGACATTCGCGACTGGCAGACTGGAAGTGAGGATGAACGCGCCATCATCGGCGGCATCCTCCGTGGTTTCACCCAGTTCGAGTGCTACGTTTCGGATTACTGGGGCCGCATCCCCGAGATGTTCCCCAAACACGAGATCGCCGCGATGGCGAGAGCTTTCTCCCTTTCGGAAGTGATTCATGCTGAGGCCTATAACCTCCTTTCCGACACTCTCGGCCTTGACGAATTCGAAGCCTTCCTCGGCGACCCTGTCGCGCAGGCTAAGATCAATTACTTCCTGGGTGAGAGAGGAGATAAGATCGCTCTTGCTATTTTCAGTGGTGCTGGCGAGGGTGTTTCTCTTTTTAGCTCTTTCGCCGCTCTCCTATCGCTCAACCTCTCGGGCAAGTACAAGGGCATCTCACAGATCATCTCGTGGTCGGCGCTCGACGAGCAACAACACTCTGACAACGGCATCGCGCTATTTAAGGATCTCTGCAAGGAGGATCCGCTGACTGAGCAGGACGTCAACGAGATCTTCGAGGGTTTCCAGCAGGTGGTACAAAACGAGTACGCGTTCATCGACAAGATCTTCGAGAATCGTTCGTTACTGAACATCACCTCCTTTGACCTCAAGCAGTACATCCTTTACCGCGCCAATGATCGTCTTCGGGCTTTGGGCGTTGATCGCTCTTTCCTGTTTGACGCTGAAGGTGCTAATCGAATCAAGGACTGGTTCCACCCACTGATGGCGGGATCCACCAGCACCGACTTCTTCGCCCAGTCCAAGGACGGCAGCAACTACATCGCCAAACCCACACAGGATTTCAATTCTGTCAATCTCCGCAACCTCAACCTCGTCCTTGTATGACCGACCACTCCCTCATCGCTCCTGACTGGCTTTCGGACGAGGGAATGCAGACTCTCTCGGCGGGATACCTTCTGCCGGGGGAGACCCCACGTGCCATGTTCATGCGTGTGGCCACCGCCGCCGCTGCGATCAATGAAGACCCTTCACTACTCGACGATCTCTTTACTTGCCTTTGGAACGGGTGGTTGGGTCTCGCTTCTCCCGTTGCTGCTAACTTCGGGACCAGTCGCGCCCTTCCCATTAGTTGCTACTCTGTCCACCTTAGCGATAGTGTTAGCTCTATCTATTCGCACCTCAAAGAGGTCGCGCAGCTATCAAAGAATGGAGGTGGGGTAGGTGTCTACATGGGTGATGTGCGTCCCGCTGGCGCTCCGATCTCTGGCGGTGGTAAGTCAACTGGTATCGTCCCCTGGGCCCAACAATACGACCTCGCCGCACGCGTCGTCTCTCAAGGCGGTGTACGCCGTGGTTCGTTCGCCATCTACCTCCCCATCGACCACCCCGATGTTCCAGAACTCCTCAGGGCGAAAGACCACTCGAAAGGTGATCCTCGCAAGTTCATCGACAGCAACGTCGCTCTGACCGTCACTGACGAATTCGTAGAGGAGATGCTCGCCGGCGACGCCGCGAAGCAGGAACTGTTCGGGGAGGTGCTGAAGACACGCCTCCAGTCCGGTTCACCCTACCTCGTCTACATTGATAACGCCAATCGGCAGAATCCGCAATGTTACGTGGATCGGGGACTGACCATCAAGACCTCGAACCTCTGCTCGGAGATCTTCCTCCACACCGACGAGAACCACACCTTCGTCTGTGTTCTGTCCTCCCTAAACCTCGCCCGCTATGACGAATATCGCTCCTGGGTCTCTCCCAACGGACGCTCCGTCCCTCAGTTGGCCATCCACCTACTCGACGCCGTCGTATCCGAGTTCATCCGTAAGTCTCAACACCGCGTCGGACTTGGGCGTGCTGTCAAGTTCGCCGAAAAGTCCCGAGCCCTTGGACTCGGAACAATGGGACTCCACACTCTCTACCAAAAACGCGGACTACCTTTCCGCTCTGAGGGAGCGAGGAGCCTGAATGTCGAAGCGCACGAGTGGATCAGAGGGGAATCCGAGAGAGCCAGTGCGGAACTTGCTCAGCGCTTCGGAGAACCCGAGTGGTGTAAGGGATCTGGCCGTCGCCATACTCATCTCCTCGCTGTTGCTCCTACCCGCACTAATTCGGTCATTTCAGGTGCCTTCTCGCAGGGAATCGAGCCCATCGACTCAAACTTCTTTGTGGCAAAGCAGGCCAAAGGCACCTTCGTCCGTAAGAATCCTGTCCTAGAACAACTGTTCTGCGAACGCGGGGTTTCCGACGACATCTGGGACTCTATTCTAGCCGCGAAGGGTAGCGTACAGCACCTTCCCACCGAGATTCTCTCCGACGCGGAGAAAGAAGTGTTCCTGACGGCGAGGGAGATCGACCAGTTCGAGCTCGTCAAGCAGGCGGCGGATCGCCAACCGTTCGTCTGTCAGGGGCAATCACTCAACCTGTTCGTCGATCCCGAGGCGAGCCCCGAGTACCTCTTCAGGCTCCACCTCTCCGCGTGGAAGATGGGCCTGAAATCGCTGTACTATCTGAAGTCCAGCTCGCTCCTCACCAAACGCGTCTCCGATGCCATGATCGTGACCCGAGAGGGTTGCCCGTGGTGCGACCGTCTCAAGGATCTCCTCAAGGCGGAAGGGATCACCTACAAGGAGATCACCAAGGAGGAGGCGATGAGTCAGGGGATCTGGAAGTCCGACTGGCAGACCGTTCCACAACTCTGGCTACACGGACAGCATATCGGCGGCTACACCGACTACGTTAATCGAAACACCTATGCCCCAGCTCAAATCCAAGAATGCGAAGCCTGCCACGCGTAGTATGGGACGTAGGAGAGTGAAAAAGTATCCTCCGCTGACGGAGGAGCAGAAACAACTGGTTCAGGATCACAAGTGGGTGGCGGGTCGACTCGCTCACAGTGCCAAGTGCATCACCGGTGGCCACACAGGGATGTTCACACGTGAGGATCTCGAATCTGTCGCCTACTTCGCTCTCTGTGTGGCCGCCAGTCGGTACACTCCCGGTAAGGGGGTGAAGTTCAGCACTTACGCTTGGGCCACGGCTCAGGGTTACATCATCCACGCCCTTCGGGACTACTCCCGTATGGTCCGCCTGCCTCGGCGAGTGAGTTGCCTTCGCGCCAAGCTCCGCGAGCTGCTGAATTCGGGGATGTCCTACGAGCAGGCAGCCGCCGAACTCGGCATCGATCAGGAGTGGGCGCTCCTGTGTGAGATGAGTTGGAAGGAGATTCACGCCTCCTACGACTCCCAACCCGAGGATTGGCGGGAACGCCAGTTCGTCTACAACGAGGATGAAGTTCACTACCTCCTGAGAAACGAGGACGTGTCCAAAGCGTTGAGGGCACTGAGTGACAGGGAGATGGAGATACTCCTCGCCTACGTAGATGACCAACCCATCAAGCCGGAGGAAGCCCTTCAGGCACAGATGAAGATTGACGAGTTGCGCGCCCTTGTTTATGGAACTCCCCATCGAGAAACAGCTCCGTCTTGAGCACATCAGACGCGGGCTAAAAGACCTCAGTCGAGAGGAGCTCGAGGAGATGCTAATGGAGACCACCGAAGCTCTCGTGAAACTCACCACCCGCGTCCAAGAATTTTGTAACGACCATGGCATCCTTTGACAGCAAGAAGTTCTTCGACTTCGCCCTATTCGCTGACACCAGCAACCCCAAACACCGTGCGGCGTACGACGATCTTTACGCTGCTATCCAGAAACTGGATCCCAAACTTCTGACTGATGACGCCAACTGGGTGAAGATCTACCGGTCTAAACCAGCCGTTCCAGCAGTTCTTAACGTCCCCTACTTCAGTCAACGAGATAACTACCGCGATGCTAGCAGGACCTGCTTTAGTTCTTCTTGCGCAATGCTCACGGAGTTTCTCAAACCTGGGACGCTTCCTGGCGCCAAAGGTGACGATAAGTACATTCAGGAAGTCTTCAAGCGTGGTGACAGCACCGACGCCTCAGTCCAAGTCCAGACGCTGAAACACTTTGGAATCACCGCCTCCTTCAAAACCAACGGATCCCTTGGAACCCTCGATGCACTTCTGGCTCAAGGCATCCCTGTTCCTGTGGGCATTCTTCATCATGGTCCTTCTTCTGCGCCTTCTGGTGGTGGTCACTGGATTATCGTGATCGGTAAGGAGGGGACTAACTACATCGTGAATGACCCTTGGGGTGAGATTGATAACGCCTCCGGCACCTACATCTCCACCAACGGAAACCGCCTCAAGTACAGCGAGAATCTGATCAGGGCTCGTTGGACCGTAGAGGGTCCAGGCTCCGGCTGGTTCATCCAGGCCAGCAAATGAAGTCACTCGACTCCTACATCGTCCACCTGCCCAACTTTGTGACACCTCACTTTTGTGAGTCCATCATCCGGGAATTCGACGGAGACGCCGCGTGGCATCGAGCCACGGTAGCGGTGGAAGCGGCAGAACAGGCACGTAAGTGTGATGTCCTTCCGATCTCGGCTCCTCAAGTGATAGGTGTCAATCCAAATAGGCAACTCATAGATAGTAAGCTCTTCGACATATTTGGTGGTATTGGGCGAGGGTATCTCTCCACTAACGATTCATGTGGATACGCGAATGATAGCGGTTACGACCTTCTACGATACACTGCGGGAGGAGGCTACGACTTTCACGTCGATTCTGGGTTTGGTGGCGAGGATTTACGCGTCCTCTCCATGATCCTCAACCTATCATCAATGGATGATTACTTTGGCGGAAGCCTTGAATTCGAGGAGGGACCCATATTCACCCTCGATCAGGGCGATGTCGTGATCTTTCCCTCAAACTTCTGCTTCCCCCATAGGATCACACCTATCACCGACGGGATTCGTTACTCGATCGTGACCTGGTTTCTGTAGGGTAAAACTCGAAGGATCAGGTTTCGCTTATGGTAACACCTAAAAAGCGGATGACCCCTAGACGCAAACCGTTCTCACTCATCAACACGATGAAGGTGAGTGTGGTCGTCTGGACCGCCGGGCTGCTTACCGCCCACTACGCCCAGCTGTTGCCGAAGATGGACGCCACGTTCATCGCCGGTCTGCTGACTAGCACACTGGGTTCACTAGGAATTGACATCATGCGAAAAAGCGATGATGACGATAAGCCAACTCCACCAATCAAATCTCCAACTATACCCACTCCACCAAAACCGTAACATGGAACTCAAACAAGCACTCGCCCAACTGATTGACGCCTACGCTGACGCCAAGGCCACCAAGAACCAACTCCTGCTCGCCTACGCCACACAGGAGCTTCAGACCTTCATTCAGGGCGTCGACTTGATTCAAGCCTCTCAACCGGACAAAGCAGAAGACTGATGTCTGACAAGTTGCCCCCAGATCATGATGTGAGTGCCCATAAGGACAAGATGGGCATGGTGATGCACAAGTTCAAACGTGGGCAACTCCACTCGGGCACCGGCAAGAAGGGTCGGAGGGGTCCTGTGGTGAAGAGTCGAGCACAGGCCATCGCCATCGGGATCTCCGAATCCAAGCACGTAGAGCAGCTCATGGCCATGGGCTACTCCGAGGAGGCGGCACGCACTGTCGCCTCTTTCATTGAGTCGCAGAAGCTGGGGGACTACGCCTCCGAGGGCCCACTGAGTGACGTGGACTCGACGCCGGGAAAGCAGAAGGGTGACTCAGGACGCAAAAAGGAATTTGATCAGGGTTCAATCGCCACATTCCCGACGATACCTCACTCCGAATTCTACGATGGTGGTATCGAAGCGATCCAAAATGAACCCTGTCCAGAAAAGAGATCGCCCGCAGAAAAACAAGCAGAGCAGTCTCAACGGGGAACCCAACCCAACGAACCACAACAACCTCAAACTCCCCCAGAACCGCCGCAGCCACCCACCGCTGAGGATCTCGAGAAAAAGCGCGTCGCTAAGGAACGCGCGGAACGTTGCGCCAAGGAGCGTGGTAACTAATGTACGGATCATTTGACGAAAACGCGCAAGCCGTGTGGGATTTCACTCGGTGTCAGAGACCGAATGGGACTTTCTACGGTACTAGAGGGAAGTGCCGAGCTG